ATTATCATCTTCTTTTATTTCTTTTTTAAGATCAACTTTAATAACGTTGTCTTTTGTAGCCTTTTCGGCTACATTTTCATTTTTGTTTTCTTCCATAATATAATATAATAATAATTAATAATTTTATCTAGGATCAAAAGTTTCTAAATCAAAACCACCTCCTAAAGTATCATTACCTGCAGACTCAAAGTTTTTAGGTGCTTTTTCACTTTTTCTTTGATCTATAAGTTCACTTTGTTGAGTAGCTTGTATTCTAGTCCTTTCATCTTTACGATCTTCTTTTTGTTTTTCTTTTCCTTTCTGCGCATCAACCTCCATTTGCCTTAATCTCATATTCATTTTAAACTCTAACTCCATTAGTTCTTTTTTATACATAACTTCTTGAGCTTGTTTTTGAGATTCAAGTTGTGCTTTAACTTGTTCTAGTTGAGCTTGTGATTGTGTAACAGCTTGTTGTTTTTGCATTTCAGCTTGTGCAGCAACTTGTTGTGTTTGTGCATTAGCTTGTGCTTGAGCTTGAATATTTTGTTGTTGCATTTGTTGATCTTTAGCTAGCTTTTTAGCTCTTCTTAATTTTAATAATTGATTTGCTAGTTTAATATTTTTTATTTCTCTAATATCAATAGCATCGGCAAGTTCTATTATTTGTTGTTGAAGAGCCATTTGAATATTATTTTCAAGCATTGCTTTTTCTTCTTCATCTGGCTGTAATTCTATAAATATGCCAAAATCATATAAATGCAAGTTTTGCATTTCTTCAAGCGTAGCGACATTATGGCCACCTATTTGTTGTATAAAAGCATCTTTTGTTGGTGAATATTCTATAATGTCAGATATTCTAAGTGATAAACATTGCGCTACTTCACTAGTTAAAAATAAACCAGCTTGTAGTATATGTCTTGTAGCTGTATTACTATTTGCAGCAGCAAGTTTTTGTACACCTACCAAAGCGTATTTATCAGGAGTACTACCATCTCTTGATTCATTAAGACCAGTAACATCACGTATCATTTGTAAATAGTAATTATAATTACCAATTAATGCTTGCATTTTATTACCACCACTACCGCTAGTTATTTCTTGTATAGGTACTTTACCAGGATTCATATCACCTTCACTTGTAAATGATCTACCTATTACCGAACCTGTTTGGAAAAACATATTTAAAGCTTCTTGTGGGTTATAGTTTGTGCCGTTACCTAAATCTATTTCAGCAAGCCCATCAGCATCAAGATACACACCATCTGGTACCATGCGAGATAACACTTGCTGTAATTTTAAGTGTGTAAGCTGTATCATATCTGCAAAACCAGTAATACGACTAACTAAACTTTCTATTCTACCTTTGTATAATCTAGGAGCTACAATAGCATAATTCATTTTTACTTTTGTAAAATCACTTTTTGGTCTAATCATATTTTTAGCCATTTCCCATTTAAGTAATTTATTAGTACCTAATATTAAAGCACCATCATACAAACACTCTATTGATCTATGTAATTTGCTAAAATTATCAGAATTTTCTGGCGGGTTAAAAGTATCGTCTTTTTCTATAGCTTTTTCAGCACCACTACCAGTTTCTTTTACTTTGTAAACTTGATTCATATAAGTTTTATAATTAAAATATAAAACTTGAATTTTATTATTGTCTTCTTCTTTTGAGTTATAAGTTCTATTGTTATTAGTTTTATAACCTTTATTTTTTATAATATCTTCTAAATCTTGCTCTGTTAAATGTGGAAATTGTTTTGCTAACTCATTTATAGGTACGTTTTTTACTTCGCCAACATAATATATATCATCAAAATATGGTGATTCAGTATATGAGTAAACTAAGTCAGCAGGATCAACATAATCTACAACAACACCTTCAGATGTGTTAAAACTAGTTTTTACAGCACCAATACCTAAAACTGTAAGATCATAATAAAACTGTTTCTTAATTAACTCGTAATTATTACCTCTCATTAAAACATTTAAAGCTTGTTCCTCGGCTATTTCAACAGCTTGCTTATAACTTATTTGCATGTGCAAGTTCAGTTCTTCTCTTGTTTCTGGTAATTTTTCAGGATCTGTATTGAAAGCAGATATACCTAGCATTTGCTCAGCAGCTTCACTGTAATCTTTACTATTCATATCAATAAGTATAGACTCCATATATTGTGTACGTTTTTCAACACCAAAAGGATCTTGTGAAAATGCTTTTATATCATACATACGCTCAGCAATACCGTTAACAACTATATCAACAAACTTAGGTATAATAGGTACTGGCTTCCAGTCTAAATTTAAATAAGACAAATCACCATTAATAGATAATTCATCTTTATATTTTTGTATTGCTTGCTCGCCTCTAGCATATAATCTAAGTTTATGAAAATTATCAGTATTTGTTCTATATCTATTAACGCCTCTATCAGCATGAAACCACTCAGACTCAATAGCTTTAGCTACTTTTAAACCATAGTCGTAGCTCATTTTTTCTACATCACTTACAACTTGACTTGGAAAATATTTATTTATAACAGACTCTGCCATATTTATTCTTTAATTAATTTTGATATATTGCCTTTGTTTTCGTATTTAGCAATATTTATATTTAGTTTTGGTTTTTGAACTGGCGCGTTTGGTCTGTATAAGTGTCTATTGTTTGCCATTATAGCAAGTCCAGAACTTATAGACGCATCATGTTTTGTTCTTTTGTTTATATCAAACTTAGCCCAGTCATTAAGTAATTCGTTAAAATAACAATTACCAAAAGTACCATCTTGTTTCATACCTACATGCGATTGTATATACATTTCAATAGCAGAGGCGTGTGCTTGTTTTATATCTTCACTAGAATTAGGTATACCACCTATTTCTTTTTCAGCTGTAGATAATTTGTTCCATATTTTATCAGGCCTATTCATACTGTAACCTCTATAACCACGTCTTCTTAAATAATACAATAAACGTGGTTTATTATTCTCTGCAAGTAATGGCATGCCATAAAATACTAATGCCATTAATATATCTTCAAAAAACATTTCTGCAGTTTGTGGTCTAGCTATATATTCTAAAAAAAACGTATTTGCCGGTGCATCTTCCATGCTAAACTTAGTTAAACCGTGCAGTGCACCTTTTGAACCTTTACCATCTACAGTTCCAGATATATC